CCCATCAGGTGCGAGACAGCGAGATTCGATAGCCTGTCATCCCGCTTGCCGCCTCCCATGCCCCGAGGGATGATATGCTCCGCCGTCGCCTCAGCCAGTGGCACGAACAGCCCACATAAGCAGCAAATCCCTCGGTCACGATCCCACGCCTGCTCGCGCCTGCGCTGGTACTCCGCTTTGCCGACGATTTCGCGACCTCCCTTGCGGGCGATGGGCTTGTGACGTTTGCCGGGTTTGGGGTGAGGGAGGGTCATAGCTTGTCCGCGTAGAGCAACACATTGTTGTCGCGGTCGGGAATAGCGATGACTGCATGTCCTAAAGTTCTGGCGACGTGGATTTTGCCGAACTCCACCGGCGTCACCGAGAGAGATTCAATGTTTACCCAGCCGGGGGCGAAATCACGCGACCACCGTAACTTTTGTCGGCGGATAATATCCTCAAGTTCAATCACGCGCCTGCGTAGGCGGTGCGCTTCCCTCTGGCTGATCTTCATTTGCGCTACTCCTGTGCGTCCGGTGTGTGCTGCGCGTGCTTCGCCTGAATCCATGCAATGTCCTCGTCCAGAATCAGGGCTTCATCCTGTGCGACTGATTGGCGAAGTTGTTCCTTGAACGTGGACGGTTTCTCGTAGTTCGGCATGATTGCCCATTCGGTAGCAGGAAGGCCGCGCTTGGCTATTTCTTCTTCAATTTGCGCGTTCAACTCCTGAGCCCTGTCTTCGATCTCTGCGATGGTGTCCGCCCAGTCTGAGCGGTGGAAACGCGGGGCCTTGAGCAGTTTCAGGGCATCAGGGGCGTATGGTTGGAAGCTCACCAAATCCCACCACTCGCGCTCAGGGAAGCAGATGAGATTGCCTAGCACCTGGCCCTTGTACTCCTGCACTAGCAGGTCACGATTCGCGGCGTATCCGTCGTGGGTCATCTCGTTTGGGCATTTCAACTCAACCCCGCCATCCGCCGCGACCAATCCATCTGCCGACGCCCCAAACCAGTCCCACTCAGGATGCAGCGCGAAGCCCACAAGTTCCACGGCCTCTTGCGTGTCCGCCTCATAGAGCATCCGAGCGTACGGCTCCCGATCGCTGCCGTCCTTCATATACTGCGTGGTCACGTTGTTCACGGCCCTGCCGTAGATGCGCTCGACAACTAGTTTCTGGCGGTAGTCAGCCTTCTCTATGGCCTCGGTACCAGCTTGGTAGATAATGCCCTTGCGGGTGGATTGCCGGGTCGTAGCAGGGGCCAGCAGCGCGCCGACATTTGATCCGGTGATTCTGCCTATCCTGGCGGCAATCCAAAGATCGTCGCCCTGGGTGCATCGTATGATTCGACTCATTTGGAATCGCGCTCCTCTCTATTTGCATCTTCCTCTAAGTTGGCAATGTCCTTCTTGATTATGAAGATCGCAAAATCCAAATCTCCATCGCAGTTCTCGCAGGCATCCAAAGCTCGTTTCATGCCAATAATAAGATCATTCATTTGCCCCTCTTCAGAAACCGCAGTCTCTCGTCCCTGGCCTCGGTGAACAGCGTCATCGCCTTGTAATCGACAGGCGTGAACTTCTTGGCCTCGTTGATTGCCGCCGTCCATGCCGTCATCACATCGACAGCGGACTCGCCCTCGGTGATGGACTTGGCGAGCGCACCGCCTTGGTCTTGCGTGATGCCATTGCCGCCCATTCCGTCATCATCCTTGCCGGCCGCTACGATGCCGCACGTCGCAAGGAACGTATACCGCTCCAGATAGGACGTAGACGACCCGACGCCCTGAATCGGGTTCTTTCCCCCGCTCTGGTCAGCAGGCCCCGCCAGCGAACTGCCTTCCTCCTCATGCCCTAGCCGATGGCGCAGGAAGCACGTCACGCGCGTCATCCCACCCGGCAGGTCGGTGGACTTCCAGCGATGCGTAATATCCACCTTTAGCAGTGCGGGAATCAGCAGATCGCAAGCCTTGTCTAGCTCGACATGCCAGTAGCTCGTAGCAGGCTTGCTCGCATCGCGGCTCTCAAAGTGGACGTGCTTTGTCTTTAGAATCTTGGGCGCGCTCTCCTTGAACGTCTGGAACGAAGCGGCGAATGCGACTCGCGCCTCCCGGTCGAGCTTCTGCCACTCAAACCGTTCACGATCCTGCAAGAACGCCTCGCGCTTGGTTTCGAGTTCGACGATCTGCTTGGCCAACTCAATGGCTGCCTGAGGGTCGCTGACCTTGCGGGACAACTCGGCCAGCAAATCCATTCCTGACGGGCGTATTGCGAGTGCTTGCTCCATTGCTGGTACTCCTTGAGGGTGCTACTGGTTGAGCAAATCGTCCAAATCTTGATCTAAGTATGTTTTCCGCGCTACAACTTCATCGACGCGAATCGCCGTCAATTTCTCGTGGATAACATCAGCTAATTGCCCCGGCGTCCACCAAGGATGATCTCCTAGGCCCGGATGCTCTGTGATCCGCAAAAGGACTGTCCATTCGCGCGTTTCATCTTGATTCAGGCTCATCACTTCCTCCTGTAGTGCAGCATTCCGATTGAGTTCACTTCTTGGGTGATCCGTCCTGCCGTCGAACCTCGATAATGTTGCCGTAGGTGTACTTCGCTCCCCCAGCCTCATGTCCAGCGCGGATCGCGTCCTGCACATCCTCAGCAGCCACAGCTACAGACCGTCCATCATCGAACCTGATTAGCCAATGCCTCACGGCTTCCTCCTGTAGTGCAGACAGCAAACTGAATTCATAAACCAACTGACCAGCACCCAGAACGGATTCCTAAAGTGTCGGCGGGTGGGGAGGTGGATGCGGTTCATTTGGCCACAGTCTCCGCCGGGTATTGAGGCTTGTACTCGAAAGTGAAGTAGGGATAGTAGTCATCCGTATTATTGGTTCCGAAGGTAAGCCACACGTATCCCTCCGAATCCGTAAAGACGTAAAGATCGCACGAAGCCCCAGTTTCTTCAGTGATCTTTACCGTTGCGATAGGAGTAACGAAGAAAATCAGATCGCCGATCTCCTTAACCTCGACGGACTTCAGGTAGGAACGGTATCCGTCGCTCTCATCTTCGATGGCCTCAAAAACGTAGTCACCGATCTTGAAAGCATGGTTGTCTACGCCAAAGAATGGCAGTTCCTGTCCGATCAATTCTTCAAATGTCATCACTTCCCTCGCTCTCTTCTGCCACAACTTTGGAACTGGAATCAGACCACATCGTTCCATACCGCTGGGTCTAAACAAGCGGACTCTCCCCACGTGCATGGCCCACACATCCCCGTCGCTACGAGAACCTTGCCATTCTTCACGCCTGTTACGCATGGAGTCTGGCCGCAAACTTCGCACTTGGTTCCGTAGTCAGGCTCGTATGAATCTAAAATTGTCACTGGACTCTTGCTCATCCCATCTCCTTCGCAGCCCTAACCGTCCATGCCGCAAATTCTGCCTGAATCTCCTGATCCCAAGGGCTGCGCTTCAACTCAGCGGCCCAGCCCATTAGCGTGTGAATCGCACACTGGCCGCTCTGACTCTCGGGATGCGCGTCACGGAAGCATTGAACGCCGAATGTGTCGCACCGCTTCTGCCTCAACTCTGGGTCTGGCGCATTGAACTCTACTCCGTCCTCTGGGTTAGATCCGTAGGGGGTGGTGTGGGAGCTGATGTTGGGTTCGGTCATCATGGCCTAGCCTTCCATTCAGAGATGGGCTTGTTCCATAAGAGGCGCATTGCAGCTCCACCGCTCAAGAACGCCTGAAGTAAGGCGATCCACCGATTTCCCGCGAGAGTGTTTGAAACAGAATCGGCTGCTAGCACAACCAGCAGCACCCAATAACCCCATGCCCATCCTCGATTACTCACTCCCCACCTTCTTTCTCGCCCGATGTGGACGCGGTAGCCATGAAACTGCGCTCATCCTTGCCAGCGGTCGCGGAGTCCCAAATGAAACCCATCTCGTCGGCCATCTTTTTCCATGCATCGTTAGCGATTTCCTGCGGGTCACGGCCCATCGGAACGCCTCCGCTAAGGAACATGACGGGCTGACTTCGCGCACGCTTCATCTGCTCAGTCATATATGCCCACTGCTCATCATCGAAACGAAATTCCTGTCTCGTCATCACTTCTCCCCTTCCGCTACAGCCGGTGCGTCCGCTTCAGGTGCGGCGATTGCAGCCCCCAGAATCGACCCACACTTCCACTCGATCTCATCTTCTACGTGAGCCGAGACGATCCGGGTGGGCGTCCCTTCTATGGTCTGCTCAGGCACAAACTTCTTGCCCACCACAACCTTCTCGCAGACCAGTTCACGCGCGGCATAGTATTTGACAGTCAGCGGGCCTACTTTACGCATGAGCAATACCATCCCACCAGCGGCCTTACGCTCCCAACCGCCGGGGGTCTTCGCAACCGCGACCATCGTATCCAGCGAACAATTGTAGGACGTGTGGTTGTACTCATAACTCGGTAGTGGCAAACCTTCCTGCTGCTCGTAAAGGTCGGCTACGTCGCGCAATCCCTGAATAAATTCTGATCGTTCCATCTCTTTCCTCCTCCGCCCTGGGGCGGGTGCTACTGGTTGATTAGCTCAAGCTCATCAAGTCCAAGCGCGGCAGAACCTCCGCCTACTCTTTCTTCCTTCAGCCAAACTGTGATGCTCGGCTTGCTCCCATGCCCCGAATAGAATGCGCGGTCGATTTGCACAGTACGCCCCTTCCATGAAGCTGCGCTGCGCCCATACTGCTGACCGTTATAGTTGCTGATTACGCGGGCACTCTTGTTGACCAACGCCTCGTTAATAAGACAGTCGAGCGAGGCGATCTGCTTAGCCCATGCTGTGACTTGCTCCATCTTCTCCCTCATTTCCTACCCTACGGTGATGCGGAGATAAGCCGAAGTTGCAGCCTGAGTCCGCGATGATGGTTAGGCTAGTGCGGCTGACTCGCGCATTGCGTCCGCTTCTGCCTTGTCCTGCTCCAACAACTTCTTGCACTCCGCAACAGTCTCGGGAATCGTCGAACGCCCAGTCCCGAAAGGACGATGAGCGCGGCAGAACTTGTGGGGAATCTTCCCGGTCGCCTGCCTGCGCTTCTCCAGCAAGGATGCCACCATAAGGGTGGACGGGTTGGGATGACGCTCGGCCTCGGCCTTCGCATTGATTGCGGTACAAACTACGCACTTTGCCATATCGTGCTCCTTGCGCCACAACTCCGTGGCCGGTTGATTTCCTGCCCGTGTACGGGCGGTTAGAACTGCTAGAACGATGCTTCGCCCAGAGCCGATTCAGCCTTGTCGATCTGCTCCTGCAAGTGGTCAGCTTGACGCTCCTGAAACTTCTCGTCGTCCTCGCCATCAACCGGCTCATCGTCGAAGTCCTCGATCTCGCTATGTGCCGAGTCCAGCACATCCGCGAACGATTCAAGCTCGTCGATGCGCTCCTGAATCTGCTGGCCGGTGTCGCCCTGCTGCAAATTCTCAGGCATGTTGTCGAGCGACTCCTGATACTCGTCTCGAACGGCCTCGATCTCATCCTTGGCGCACGACAGGGCCTCGCGCACCTCTTCGGGGTCACTGGCACTAGCCAACGATTCCTCCGCGCCTTCGATGGCCGCGTAAGCTCCACTCATCTTCGAGTGAGTCAATTGCGACTGCTTCACATGGCCGTGGCTGGTGTGTTGCTGGTAAACCGTACCGCCGCGCTGAGACTTGATGGCCCACTTGTAATACTTCTCGCCCTTGACGATAGGCTCGGGGCAACGGCAGCACCTGACCTTACCCTGCGCTCTACCTTGGCTCACATGCTCTGTAACTCGCGGCATCTCTCTCTCCTCTTCTTTCTCTCGACAGGCTAGGCTGGCGATGAACAGATAATTACATACGTCGTATGCGTTGTCAAGCCTCTTGACAATATATTTTATGTGCGTAGTATATGCGTATGGTGAGACGCGGGATTCTATTCACTGACGACGACGAACAGGTGATCGACAAGCTCAAGGATAAGCTGCACCCAACCCAAGGGCCGCTCACTCTGACTGCGGTGGTGCGTCTGGCTATCCGCAAGCTACTCAAAGACTTACGTTAGCCCATCTGCGGAGAGTGGAGACGAAATATGGCATTCGAGCCTGAGAAAGTTCACGATATTCCGCCGTATATGCTGAACGAGCGCAACCAAACCTTCAGAGCGGTGTCGCGCGAGGATTACGACGCCCTGCTTGATCTCTACCGCGCCGAATGCGTGAAGCCGCCCGTCCAGTTCATTTGCCCGTTCTGTCCTGATCGCAATGACTTGCAGAACTACGCAGCATTCAAATTGCATCTCGAAGATAAGCACGGCTCTAACTGAGCAAGGATGACGCAAATATGAGGATGCTCGACTTATTCGCCGGCCGTCTCGGGTGGTCGAAGGCATTCCTGGAGCGTGGGTGGGAAGTGGTGGCTTACGATCTCGTGCTGCCCGATATGGAGATTCCCGCCGGCGTGGACTACCGGATCGCGGACATTCTGACCCTTACTCCAGCAGACGTGCAGGGTTTCGACTTCGTTTGCGCCAGCTCGCCATGCGAGAAATTCAGCGTGCATGGAATGAAACACTTCCACCCAAATCCGCCATATCCAACACTCGGAATCGAACTGTTCAACCACACTCGGATGCTCTGCGAAGCAAGTGGGAAACCCTACATCATGGAGAACGTGCGCGCAGCTCAGGCGTTTGTCGGCAACGCTACGCACCATTGGGGGCCGTTCTATCTGTGGGGACCAGGCGTACCAATTCTGGCAATGCAGGGAATCACAAAGGGCATGAATCTCGGATCGAATACGGTAAAGAAGTCCATGACCGCTGAAGAGAAACGACTTATGCGCAAACTTGTTCCAATGTGTTCTACGTCGAGCGGAAGCAAAGCGCGCAAACTGTTGACCGCCGACGTTGCAACAATCCCTCCTGAACTCGCTCACTGTGTAGCAGAATACGCAGAACGTTTGACTTTTTCTCCCCCACTCTGAGCCGCAAGGAGGTAGAATCCTGAATTATGCCAGCAGGTAGACCAACCGAACCCGTCCCCCCAGACATCGCGGATGAGATTGTGGAGTGGATTGGCGAAGGTAAGACTCTTCGCGAGTTTTGCAGACAACCCGGAAAACCTTCATTCGTTACGGTTTATGCATGGCAGAAGAAAGACGCCGAATTTGCAGAACGCATCGCGTGCGCGCGCGAGAGCGGTGAAGACATCATTGCGCAGGAGTGCCTTGAGATCGCGGACGATGGGCGCAATGACTGGGAAACTCGCACAAACAAAGATGGTTCCGGGTATGAGGCGATCAATCCTGAAGTGGTGCAGCGCTCACGGCTTAGGGTAGATACGCGGCTGAAGCTACTGGCGAAGTGGAACCCTAAGAAGTATGGTGAGCGCACGCAAACTGAAGTGACCGGCAAAGACGGTGGCCCTGTAGAATTCATGGTGAAGTCGATACTGGAGGAGACATAATGCCCGCATTTTTGCCTGCAACTTCGCGTCCTGTCGCTATCTATCCCGGAGGTTCCATTGCGCTTATCAATAACGCAGCGGTGGACTCCAGCATTACAAGCACGCTTCAGGTTGCGATTGGGCCTGATCCGATGGGGAACTATCGCCTCACGCTCACAAACTCCACAAACCAAACGGCGACGGCCCAGGTTGCGCCGAACGATCCAGTGCTTTCTACGCCTGCATCCTCAAGTTACGAGCCTTACAGCGATGAAGCGCAGGCCATTACGGTGGCTGCCGGCAAATCGGTGAGCTTCAACTGCTTTGGGCCGTGGTTCAACTGCACCTTCGCGAGCGCGCCGACAAGCGGTAGTCTTGTGCTGAGTCGGTGATGTTACACTTGTTACATTATGGCAGCTCTCAACGTGCGTAATGTAACACTCGAACAGATGGCCTCATGGAAGACAGCGGCGGCTGCCGAAGGGAAGACTCTGCGAGAGTGGGTGCTTGAGCAGTTGGGCCGCAAAACGGTTTATGTGAGTCGCGAAAATCCCCCAGAGGCGGAGGAAGTTCTGGCGGCGGTCGAAAGACAGGAAGCGTTTTTTAGTCCTAAGCCCAAGACAATTGGGCATCACCCTCGCTGCAAATGTTCTCTGTGTGCGGCATGAAGCAAATCCCCCTCGTCCTACAGCCCAAGCAACTCTCACTCGGCAAACTGATCTACAAGACCGGCCCCGAAGTGGCAACATGGATCGGCGGCGGTGGTGCGAGAGCCGGCGGTAAGTCAGGTGGCCTGAGGCGTATCATGCTCGACCGAAGAATGCAGCGACCGGGAACAGCTGGGGTGATCGTCCGAAGGACATACAAGGATGTCAACGAGAACCACATCCAGAAGTATTTCTCTGAGTTTCCCGAGCTCATTCCGTATTGGCGAGCCACGGACAATGAGTTTCGACTCCCCAACAAGTCAAGACTCTGCTTCCGGTATTACGAGAACAAGCAGGCCATCGATCAGGGTTTCTGGGGGCCAGAGTGGTATGACGTATTCATTGACCAGGCCGAGCAGTTCACCGAATATGAGATGACGATTGCGCGCTCTGCCTGTAGGTGGCCGGGTGCGCCAATGAACGATTGCAAGCTAGCGCTGTTCTTCAACCCGGGTGGAATTGGGACTGAGTTCCTACGGCGCATCTTTCATCAAAGACGTTTCAATGGCAACGAAAACCCGGCGAACTACAGTTTTACGCACATGTTCGGCTGGGACAATTATGTGTGGTTTGAGAGTTTAGGGCTTAGCCCGAAGGAGTTCTATGCGCTACCGGATGGAGTCAGATCGGGGGACGAGTGCCCCGCTGGAGATGGAGGTGATATCGATGGCGGATATCATTGTTGCCGATTCCACCTTTTCATCCACCGAACTGCAGAAGGCCAAAAGCTTAATGCTCTGCCTCCAAGTCTTAGAGCCGGCCATCTTCTTGGTTCCTTTGACAGTTTCGCAGGTCAGTATTTCGCCGGTGTCTGGGACGAATCCAAGCTCATCCTGACTGCCCAGCAGCAAGCGAACCTCATACAGCCGTGGTGGGCGCGATGGATGGCGCACGATGACGGCTTCGTACATCATGCTGCGCTGGGGTGGTTCACTTCGGGGAAGGTATCACCCAAACTGTTCTGTGAGGTATTCGGCCTGGATATACCGGAAGCGGTGACAGTGGTCGTGATATATCGCTGTTTAGTGGAGGCCGAGACAGAGCCTGGAGAGCTTGTACGTATTGCAAGAGCGATGACGACTGTTGAAGAAGCTCGCACGCTAAATCGATACTTTCTGTCCGTGGACGCATGGGAGAAGGATAGCAAAGGCCATTCCGTAGCGGAAGAGATCGGCAAAGAACTTGCACTGCCGAAGATGATTCAGCACGGGGGCAAAGAATTGGTCGTGACCTTCCCACAGCCAGAGCAGGCGGACAATGCGCGTGTCGGCGGTTGGCGGTATATGTACGCCATGATGAAGAAGACGGCAGACGTTATGGATGGCAAGATGAATCCGACGCGCGACAACGACGACTATGAGGCGGATGGTTCGGGGGGTTACTCGAAAGATACCGCGCTGCTGTTTATCTCAGGCGACTGCACGGACGTGATCGAAGCAATCCCCATGGCGATCCGAGATGATGTTCATGCTGGCAAGCATGAGGACGTAATCAAGAAGGGCACGAAATCGGACGACGTGCTGGACATGATTCGCTATGGAGTGAAATCGGCTCTTCGGGCCAAGGTCACGCCTTTTCCGGTGGAGGCTGCTGAAAAGAGGCAGGAGATGGAGAGATCGGGCTTGTCAATGACGGAGATTGCGATACAGTTGAAGAAACTTGACGCAGGGCGGAATAAGCGGCATTCGCGGAAAGGGAGTTTTCGATGAAGCATCCGAGTGAGAACACAATTCACCGCATCATCGAAGGTTTGCGGGGCCTTGAATTATCCAAAGACCAATCGCAGAGGATTATGGATGCAGTCAAGGCCGTTACGCGGTGTGCGGGAGGTTGCTGCAAATGATCTGGATTCTGGCGATAATCACCGTTATTTCGTGGGTGGCAGCGGTGTACCTAATTCATCGCTCGCGTGAGCGTTTTGCCGCTGGCCTCGCGATAGCCACGCGGAAGTTTTTGAATGCACAGCGCGATCTCGACAAAGCCAATTCTGAGATTCTTGTTCTCAATTCCCGCTTGACGCCACCCGCCCCTAGAGCGCAAGATGCACCTAAGCGATATTCTGGGGCGCAGTTGCGGCGCATGGCTGACCAGGTAAACATCACCGCGCCGGAGCTAACGAACAGCGAGATTCTACAGGAGCAAGCCAATGGCTGAGATGCGCAAGGGGTTGGGTGGCATGGGAAAGATGGGAAGCGAGTTTCCCAAAGGCGAGATCAAAGGCACGCCGGAAGCGAAGAAGCCTGCCGAACACATGGAAGACCCTGCTGGCGAAGAGAAAACCTCAACCATCACGCACCACGCTGATGGAACGCATGCCTCCCAGATGCATGGCGCAGAGCCAATGGAGCATCCTGACCACCTTCATCTGATGGCTCACGTCGGACACCACCTTACCGGCGGCGACGCACATCACGTCATGCACCATGATGGCATGGAAGAGCATCATCATTCGGTCGAGGAGTCCGGCGAACACCACGATGGAGAACTCCATGGAGACGGCGAAGAAGCACAGCACGAAGCTCCGATGGAAGAACACGAGATGGCACCAACCTACGGCGGGATGTAACCGCTCAACCATTCAGATTCATTTGTAAAGGAGCAACATCATGGCAGCTTCGCACATCTCTGGAATCTATTTTGCAACCGCGTATGCCTACGGCATCAACCGTAACCTACCTTCGCTTGTCGTTGTGAGCGGACCGAACGTCACTGGTGTAGGCACGGTCAACCTCGTCTTCGGTTCGCTCGCACTGACCGATGGCACGGTCATCAATCCGCTGAATACAGACGCTCCAATCTGGATTGGCGGCGATTCGAACATGGAGTTGGTGACCCCGACCTCCATCTCGAATTCGACCCCGCTGGTTTACGGAAGCACGGCGGTCACGGCAAGCTTCACCTTCCTTCATGGCAACGGAGACCAGATTCGCTCAGGCACGGTCGGCCTACAGGAAGCCCTCAACGCAGCCTCGGCAGCGGGCGGCGGCATCGTGATTGTGGATGCCGGGTGGTACAAGATGGGCGGTTCTGCCGCAATTCTTGACGCCGCCACGGTTGCAGAGAACGTAGGCATCTGGGACACCTCAACAGGGGGCCCGTTTGTCGGTGCTGCCCTCGTCCCGACTTCGACTACGCCTTTGGCTGCACCCTCGGCGCTCACCACCGCAACCTCAACCTTCGGCCAGATCACGGGCAACACCACTGGAGGGACGATTGGAGCGTCTGGGGCCTACCGCCTCGGCGTGACTTATGTGGATGCTTATGGTGGGGAGACGGCGCTCTCGACCGACACAGCGTCTACCTCGGTGGTCACGGTGTCGAGCGGCACCACCAACTCGATCACGGTTTCCAGTCCGGCTGCCCTTGCGGGCGCGGTGGGGTATCGCGTCTACATGACCGCGGCTTCAGGTGCGTCTCTTTCGGAAATCCTCTATCCGGTCGGAAACGCGGCCATCACCGGGACAGCAACTTCGTCCACCACTTCGCTTCCGGCATTCGCCATTGGAACTCCGGTCACGATCAATGCCATCATTACTGGCACGGCCAAGGTCCCTGCCCAGCCCACCGCACAGGTAGTCGGCGCAGTAGACGTATCGAACCCGCCATATGCTTCTTACCTTCCCTTTACGGCGCTGGGTACCGTGGCGGCGGCTGCGACTGGCACGGTAGCGCAGGTGAACTTCCCGGCTGGCTTCTTCAACACGCTGGGACGGACGGTCCGCCTTACCGGGACTTACTTCGCAACCACCAACGGAGTAGCTGGGACGATCACCACCGAGGCAATTCTTTCTTCGGTGTTTGGGGTCACTTCGATCATTCCATTCACTGCGGCCTCGGCGTCTATCGCGGCTTCGGCGCTGACCATCAACTTCGAGTACGACATCACGATGGTTACGCAGGCTACGGGCGCTTCAGGAACGCTGGAATGCCATGGAACAGTGGCTTATAACATTGCGGGCGGAACTTCTGCTGTGGGGTCGATTGCAATGGACTCGATCCAGGCAGTCTCATCGGCCCTCGACCTGACCAAGCAGAACACGCTCTCCATCGCGCACCTGAACACAACGCTGGGGACTTCGGCCAGCCAGAACCGCATTTTGACTGTGGAGGTCTTGCAGTAGGTGGACGGGGAGCGTCACATTCTAGAGCAGATACTTCACGAACTCAGGGCAATTCGCCGTGAAGTATCTGCTCGCCAACTTTCAACCAGCATTAATTTCAAGGAGATCACCATGCTACCCGTCGAAGCAGGCAATACCCTCATCTACACCGGAACGCCCTCCCCCACAGGTTCGATCCTCGCGCCGGATGCCGTCGTAACGGTGACCTCGAACGATCCAGCCGTCTCGCCAACCGTCGATTCGACTGGCCTGATTGTGACTGTACCGCTGCCTACCGGATGGGTTGAGAACGCGACGACCCCGCTGGAGATTGCCTACTCAACAACCAGCTCCAGCACGGGCCAGACTCTCTCGTCCACTATCACGCCCGGAGTGGAAGTCGTTTTGGCCACCAGCATCAGTTTTGTGCAGACGACCTAATGGACCAGCAGCGTCAGTACCCAGAAGGCCAAGCCAAGTGAAACGAGATTAACTCTGGGTACTGGCGCATTGGCTGCACCAGCTAGGAAGCAGACGAGGGCGATTACGAGGAACACGATTTGAATAGTCATAGAGAGTAGGATGCGATGGCGAAGCTCTATAGCAAGCAAAATGTCGATTTAGGCAAAAAGGGCTCGTTCACCGTGAAGAAAGGGGCCTACCATGCCATGAAGGGCATCCCCGAGGGCGAGAAGATACCAAAATCGGTAGAAGAGGCAGATGCAAAGAAAGGTGGCCTGTTGGCAAGACGCGCGAAGTCTGCGCTCGGCTTTCGGGCAATGCATCATGGATAAAGGCGACCAGGGAACGACCCGCGACGGCGATAGTGGGCAGACTCGTGAAACCATGCACGATGCGGACTCCGTAGTTCCTAAGCTCTCTCAAGAGATGCAGAAGGCACCTCGTCGTCTCGCCCCAATTTCAGAGAAGCGCAAAGAATCTCTGCGGGCCGCATCGCAGCGCAAGATGCAGTTTATGGAAGTCGAATACTGGCGTCTGCGGAATGGGCGGCAGAACTATATGCGCTGCCCCTACTGCGCCACGGGCCGGCACGGGCGCAGGCGGAACTTTGTGGATCAATCATTCTGCTGCGTATTGTTTACGAAGGCCTTCGGGGCAATTCTCGACCGGCAGAACCAAGTCGATATCGCGGCGAGCCACGTGAAGAACCTGCATCATGTAGGGCTGGTGCATTGATGGCCACGGCTCCGCCAATCGCCGATCCCGCGCAAGAACTATTGGAGCAGATCACCGGCGGCGCGCCCGTCGCGCCTGAGTTGGCCGATCCAGAACCGCCTTCGTTTGGCGAAAAGAACCGTCATCTGCCTGATCAACTGAAGGACATCCTCACCGCCATCGTGAAGGAATTCCAAAATGAAGAGCTATACGACCGGCGCATCGAAGACCTCACCGACCGTGCTCTGCGATTCTATGACGACGGAGTACAGCATTTCTATCCGAACTATGCTACGGGTGTGTACCAGATTGGTGAAGCTGGCGGGTCCGTCAATATCGGCAACGGAAGCCAGGAATGCAGTGAATATCTCGGTGCATACAATATTTTCCGGGCTCGTCGTCGCACCATCGATTCCGTTCTCACTCAAAACCCTCCCGGCATCGACTTCCAGGCCGACAAACCTAACCGCGCCGCAGACCAGGAAGCGTCCGAAACCGCCGAAGGCTATTGGGAACTTTTCAAGCAAAAGAACGACATTCCCGACCTCCAGCAATCAGTAACGCGGTTCTTCGAGCTTTCCGGACGTGTTGTCGTATGGACTTTCCAAAAGCAGGACAGGCAGAAATGGGGCTTGAACGACAAAGGCGAGCCTCGCACATTCGAGACGGCAGAGATATTCGGCACCCTTGAATCGACCACACCGATCCTTTGCCGTCGTCAAGAGGACGCAATCTACTGCATCGTTTATCGCGACCCGCACATTAGCCGGGCAAAGCGCGAAAACCCATGGCTCAAAGACGAAACGGGGGCGTGGAAGATTTCCGGCGGCGAAGGTGGCCCCGGAGAGTCGGAGTGGAAGCGTTACGCCCGTCTTGGGGTCAGGCAGGCGCGTAAGGGAGCGGCTGTCCTCAATACGACCATTGGCCACCTCATCACCGAACAGCATTGCTTCCTGCGTCCCGATGCGTTTGAGTGCGACCGCTGCGATCCTGTCTACACCGGCCCTTCAGGGTGGGACGAGGCAGAGCAGCAGCCCATCATGGAGCCTGCGCTGGACGAAGAAGGCCAGCCGCAGACCATCCGCGATTTCCTTCTAACGATGTTCCCCGAAGGCGTCCACATCAAATATCTCGGCAAGTCTCTCTCCGAGGCCACGCCTGAGTCGATGGACGACTGCGTTGACATCGTGATGAGTGAGAAGCGGGACTCACTTACTGGCGGGGCGTTGATGGAGCCGATGAAGATCGTGCAGGACGGATTTAACGACTTCAAAAACGCCGAACGCGAGTATTACGAAAAAGGCTGGCCAATGACCCACTTCCGGGGCGATCAGCAGGACTACGACGCCATCGTAGACCAGCAATCTCGGCCAGCACAGTTCAATCTCATCAAAAATCCCATCGGGGGGCCGGAAGTAACGCTGGCTAACTCTTTCTACCGCGAACCCGATATGGCTGTACCTGAGTCCTTTCAGGAGTGCATGGAAGAATATCGTGGGCCGCTGTCGCAGGACATTACCGGAGCGTCTCCTGCGTTGGAAGGCGTTGCGGGTCCGCATGATGAGACGGCTTCGCAACGGGCGATGGACAAGACCCAATCCATCGGCATTCTCGGCCCTACGTGGTCGGCAGTGCAGAGAGTCTTTGCAGGGATGGCGAAGAAGGCCGCATTGCTGGCAGCCAAAAACCCAGACCACGAAGCGGAAATCACCGTAGCGACTGGGGACAAGCAGACCATCACCATTCGGCTGGAAAAGCTGACTCGAGGGAACTTTCAATGCACACCTGACAGAGACTCGACATTCCCTGATTCCACCGGAGCGCAGCGCGCGAATTTGGATGCGACCTTGCCGCTCATCATGCCTACACCAATTGGGATGGAGTTATTGAGTTCGCCCGACAACTGGGAAGAGATTTTGCGGGTAAAGGGTATGAACGATTTCACACTCGTACCTGCCATTGCCTACCGCAAGCAGACGCGCGAAATCGACCTGCTGCTAAAGGAAGCGCCTGAAGACAATTCGGCGGCGGTACAGCAATACAGCGTCCAGCATGCGACGATGGCGATTCAGGCGCAGGCACAGGGTCTTCCAGTCCCCCCGTTTCAGCCGCCGCCACCGCAACGTCCCTCGATCATGCCCGAACAAGAGGACTACCATCAGTGGGAGTATAAACGGTGCCAGGAATACCTTTCTTCTGAGGATTGCTACCGAGAGATTATCTCCGGCGGCGGCGACGGAAAAGGCAACCCAGAGGGAGTCCAGAATGTCCGCCTTCACGCCCAAATACATGCACTGATGGGCCAGATGCCACAACCCTTCGCACCACAAGCGGCCCAACCGCCGCAACCGACACCCGGTAAGGGTGGAAACAAAGCCCAAGCACCAGCAGCCCAACCTCCCGGCGCCGCTGGCGTTGCAACAGTTTAAGGAGAGAATATGGCAGACGAAGCAGCAGTTATTGATGCTCCCGTAGAAACTGGCGCAATCGACACAGACACCTCAATCGATACATCTACAGGTGATACTGGAAACACGGACACTATTGATTCCAGCGATTCTCCCGCTTCTGGAGAAACTGGGCATTTGCGGGGAGCAGAGCTCTACCGCGCGGTTAAGGACAAGCTAAAAGCATCAGGCCTTTCTGCTGCGGAACAACGGTCCCTCCGCAACGCCATCCATATTGCGGCCAAAGCGGATGAAGCCACTGGTGGCGACCTCAATAAATTCACCGCCGAGCGCGAAGCCTATGCGCAGCTCGCACGCGAAGGAGAGGAGTCGTTCACTCCAGAAGACCTTATCCAGACCGTGAGGGCAGACCGCGACCAGTTGGCGGGAATTTTGGCCGATATTCAGTCCGGCGCGCCTAAGTTGGTGGATGAATTATTCTCTGACCACATCGAATCCGCCAAAAACCTATCTTTGCAGGCCATGGACAAGCTCTCGGAAGTAGACAACGAGCGGTTTTCCAATTACATCGCTCGCTCTGCCGTCGCATACATGAATCAGCAGGGTTTGCCGGTGGAATTTGCAGTGCTAGACGAATTTCTACCTTCGCTGCCTGATTTTCCGGGCAAGAACCGCGTTGTGCAGGCGATCCAGAAGGTCTACAAGGCGTTCAGTTCACTCGAAACGCTCGCGGCAAAGCAACTTCCGACAACCGCGAAGCCAGCAGCGGCAAATGGGACAGAAACAGCCGACAAAACAGGCGATTTGACCCAGCGCGAGCAGAACATTACCCGTACCGAATGGAACCAGACTGCCGCAAAGCCAAATATCACTCTTCGCGACACGGAAATGACCCGCACGGCAGGCGCGCGCAAGATTACGTTGACCGAGCAGGAGAAGACGGACATCAAGTCTGCCGTGCGTGAGGAGTTCGAGACGCGGCTCGCAGCCAATCCCCGTTACGGGCAGGAGATGCAGCGGTTCATAGCATCTGGAAATAAACGAGAGTATGAGAAGCGCGCAGCCTCAGAGGGGGCAAAACTGCTGCCTTCCATTGTTGCCCGGCATACCAATGCTGTCATCGACAAGCGCACGCAAGCAAGGGCCGCGACGAATGGCGCAGCGAAAACTACAGCACAGGCCGCTCCAGTGAAGGACGGAAATGGGAACCTCGTGCAGTGGATTGCCGGGCCTCCAAAGACCATTGGGCTTCAGGTTGACCACAACCGCCAACGGCCCGGAATGATGGCGCGAGGCGAGGCTTATATCATCGGCCAGAAGGCAGTCCATAAATGGAAGGTCAAGACGGCAATGATGGCGTGATAGTATTCGTATCAAAGCGATTGGAGAGATCACGGCACCGACCGAAAACGGAAACTCTCCGCGCCGAATGTAGTGCCGCTAGGTCGCCAAGACAAAGCTAGTCCGCTTACAAGGACGCGCTCCGAGCGTAATTTCCATCAGGAGATTTCGTCATGGGCGTTGCGTCCGTCGATCAAACACTAGCGTTGCAACAGGAGTACGTCCGGCCAGAGCTGGAAGACCTGTCGCTTGAATCCTCAATTCTCTGGAAAAAGTTCAAGTCCACCCAAAGCAAATCAGTTTCCAATCGTCTCGCCCGCATCCCGACAATGCCTACTCGTGGCGGCAAGCCCCGCGTCGGCAATCTGGACGGCGGCGATCTTGGTCTCGGCTCCGGCCCGATCACCATTCCGGGGCAGGTGACCACCACAACTCTTGTGATGGCATGGTCGTATACCCGCGAAGCTGAGTACGCGACCGATTCAGACGAGAAGGCGATTGAAGACTTCGCCACGCTCACCAAATCCATCGCGCCCAAGGCCTTTGCCGATTTCATGGACACCGTGATTCAAGGTAACGGTTCGAACACGCTGGACACCATCGTTTCGACCGTGACCTCCGGCGCGAACATCGTTGGGTTCGTGGTCAACAACGCCAACTTCTTCCTTGACGACGAGGACATTGATGTGTGGTCGGCCCTCGGGGCCGTAGGTGGCGCGACAGCTTCAGTCACCATCGAATCGTCGGACATCCTCAACAACACTATCTGGCTCGCCAACCCCATCCCCACCAGCTCAGGCATTACCGCAGGGTATTTGCTGCTCGTATCTGGTTCTCCAGGTGCGGCAAACACCGGCGTCTTCGGACTGCGCTACTACCAAGTAGGGACCAACACCGGCAACTGGCTCGGCATTCAGCGGTCGGCCTATCCCGGCAAGTATCTCGTCCCGACCATTCCGGTCAATGGGGCGCTCACTCCTCAGATCGTGCGCGCCATCTTTTCCTTGATTGAGCTTTCAAAGGGCGAGGAAGCTGCGGACGGCGAAGGCATGTTCGGGCATTGCAACGTTGACGCGCGGGACGCTTGGGAACAGAACGCTCTCCTTGTCCAGCGCATCGACTACACCAATCTCAAGGGCGATACCTCGGAGGACATGCTCAAGCGCAAGGCGGCGACAACCATCGCTGGCCGCGAGATGCTGGTCAATCCCCGCGCTTTGCCGGGATACCTCGACATTCTGGTGCAGAAGAACATGTTCCGCATCGAAACCGTCCCTACGGACTTCTACGACGTTGCTGGCCAGACCCTCTTTCCGCTGTACGGGCAGTCGGGCGGCATCGCGGCCTCGTTGGTGTTTTACATGATTTGGCAAGGTCAGATGGCTATTGTCCAGTCCCGCGAGGGTGCTTTCCTTTCGGGCATCACCGCTCCTAACGGTCTGCCGACCAACTTCTAATGGACCTGGTCATCTCCAATTCGTCTCGCGTCCCCGAACCGACCCACTATCCAGTCATCATGGGCCGGTTCGGGACGAACCCTTTTGGGCAAAATCTCTTTCGCATGGTCTATGCGCCAAGCGTAAAAAAGATGATTTTCGGGACGGACAGCAAGGGTGAGACGGGGGCTCATGTAAGACCTGCCTACCGACACTTGGGGGATGTTTGGATTCTGGAGAAATGGCTGACTGCCCAGCAGGCCACCAAAATGACCGCTGCCGAGTATGAAACATACGGGCCGCGCGATCCGCAGTCGGGGATGATGATCGAAGGGCCTTATCCTTCGCTAGGAATATACGACCATTGCTGGACGTTCGATTTGGACACTTTACAAGGAGGGATAGAGGGCGCAATCGACAAGATCATCGGCCTCATCAACAAGGGCGCGGGCCGTTCCTATGCCGAGATCAAGGCCGCCAATAAAGAGCTTGACGAAAAGGAAGAAAAACGCGCAGCGGACGAAAGGTTCCTCCGTGTGCGCGAGACGGAATCCTGTTTCGGAATCCGCCCGGCCTCTATGCCCGGCGGCCCACGGAAAGGAAATCTAAAGTCGCTTCGCAACCCAATCACAGCCGACAAAACAGGCCTGCCCACCAAGCGCGGTTCTGTGATGTCCCTGAAAGGACCGACTCTCAATGCCAGTATTTGACCCCACCATGACCGCCGATAAAGTAGCGTCGATGATTCCCGCCGATGCATTGAACGCCTCCGGGCACGCACCCAATACCGATGCGGCCTTTCAAACCAAGGGCTACATCGACGCCCGCCGCAAGGGAAATGCGAACAAACTGAACATCCCGCCGGAATTAGGGATCAACAA